ATGCCTGTGCGCGCGATTGCCGTCCGACGCTCTTCTTCACGCTGAGCGATTCGGTCCATGCCGTCATCCGACCACAGGCTGGGAACGCCCTGACCACCGATGTTGACGATGTTCAAGCTCATCGCCTGGTTGGCCCAGCGAACGCCGAGGTCCAACATGTCAGGCGTCACCAACAGCGGCTGATTGAACAGCAGGCTGGAGGCTCGCAGGTAGTTTTTCATTGCGCCAGAATCCTCTCTATTTCAGCGTGCTGCAGTTCGAGCTGCGCTCGCACGTTGGGGTTGGTCAAGTCAGGGGCGCCCTTGCCTGCGTCCACCATGTTCAGCGGCTGCAAGTAGATGTCACCGCCCGGTACCGGAGGCATGTTCTCCAGCCGGCGGATGTCGTTGACGCTAAGCCAGCCCCACTGACGCCCGATGGCGTAGGCCTCATAACGACTCTTCTGATCACCACGCAATAGGCCAGACAAGTTGAATTCGATGAAGTACTCGCGCCGGTCAGCGGGCAGCAGGAAGTCGCGCATCATTGACTGCTCGTGTCGCTTGACCCAAGGCAACAAGGCGAACACCACGAACTGAATCATCAGCTGCTCAAGGGTGTTGTAGTTGGACTTCTCCAGGTCGTTGACCATGGGCAGCGGGATCTTGTAAATCCGAGCGATGTCGGTGCCGGTGGTTTTGAGGATACCCAGCACCTCAGCGTCCACGTTGTTCATGGAGACGGGTTTAAAGGTCATGCCCTCTTGCAACAGCGCAACCTTCTTGGCGTTGTCCATGCCGCCAAACTTCTGGCCCCACTGATCGACGATCTTGTCGATGCTGCCCTGATCTTTGATCGCCGGGGCTTCACGCGGGCGCTCGATCACACCTGAGACCGTCACACCGTTGGCGAAGCTTTTGCCTGTGTATTGCCGTACCGCCTGAGCCAAACCCAGCGATTCGGCGTGCACCTCAATCGGTGACAGCCCGACGTAATGGTTGGTGCTGAACCACCGCACGTGATGGATCATGCGCATCGGCAGAGTTTCGCCACCGCTGATCCGGTAATACGGCAACATGTCGCCGCCCTTCAGCACTTGCACCTTGTCGTTGCACAAAGGCCAGAGTGCCGCGACGTTTCCGTCATCCCGCCGATCAATGAAGCTGTAAGCGTTACCCCGCAAGCCGGCAGCACCTTGCGTGCACTCCCGATATTCATAAGGCGTCTGAAATCCATTCGGCTGGTACCGAAGGACGTCATACGCCGGATGGTTGATGGCCGCCTCACGCTGGCCTTTATCCAGCCGCCGGTACATCTCCCAGGGCAATTGCCCCATTGTCTCGGCCAGTAGCGTGACGCAGTTTTGCAGGATCGGCAGGCCCAATGCCGACTCGGGCGTGACCCTAACTCCCGAGCTATTGCGGCCACCACCAAGAAGGCCACGCCAGAAGCCACCGCCCGTTTCTGTAAGATTGCCGCGCCCCTCACCGAGCACGCTTGAAAAGAACATGCTCAACCTCCTTGGGGTTTGGATTTGGCTTTCAGTGCAGCGGATGCGCGATCGGCAAGGAATGACCAGGCCATCAAGCCCAGGCCGGCGACGATGCAAGCAGCCGGCGTGCTGATCATTGCCACGCCGTACACCAGCAGCCCGAAGCCCAGCAGGCCGGCCAGCCATGAAAGGATGACCAATTTCATATACCCGCCCCTTCGTCGTAGATGGATTTGCCACTCGGCCCCGCAGCTTTGCTGCTGATTCCGACGGCCATAATGGATGCAACGATGCCGTCGATCCGACCGGTAGCCTTGGCCTTGTCGGCCTTTCGGTTGTTGGCTGGATCGGAAACGATCACCGCGTTGCCGGCGCACCAGGTCATTACCGGGTTGCCGTCGTGACGCAGGGTTTCAACTGTCTCGCTTTCGATAACCTCCCAGTCAGCGGGATCAAGATCGATCACGTCCTGCTCTGGGGCCAGGCCCAGCAGGCGGCGTTCAAACTCATCCACCGCCGGCCCCATGTCCTTGTAGCCTTGGCCGAAGCCCACCATTTCCGGCAGCGAGATGTCGTACTCGGACATCAGCTGCAACAGGTCCTCAATGCGCCACCGGTCATAAGCGATGCGCTCGACGTCGAAGTACGCACAGATCGTGACCAGCCGACGCAGCACATGCAGCTTGCTGATGGCCCGGCCCGGGGTCGTTTCAAGGTGCCCATCTTTAACCCACATGGCGTAGGGCACCTTGTCGCGGTCCTCGCGCCCCTGCAGGTCGTCGTCCGGGATCCAGAAGTACGGCAGCAGCCGCCAGTGCGGATCGTGCGGGGCGGGCCAGAAGATCAGGACGAATGCCGTCAAGTCCGTGGTGCTGGCCAGATCGAGCCCGCCGACGCAACGACGATTGCGCAGCAGCCGCATCGGCACTCGCTCTTCGGCTTGCTTCCAAACGCCCCAAGAAATCCACGGGGCATCGGCTTGGGTCCACTCGCAGAAGTTGAGGCGGCGCACCACCGACTCCTGAGCCGGCAACCCTCGGGCCGACTGGACCTGCTCACGCAAGTACTTGCGCCCGGGGATGCCGTCGCTTTGTCCTTCGGCGATGTAGTCCAACGAGGGGTTGACCTTGGGCCAGCAAGCTTCGTCCTTGAACGGGTCATCGCCTTCATCCAGCGAGCAGATGAACGCAAAGAAACTGTCGTCATCTTCGATGGCTGCACAGATCCGCACGCCCAGATCGTGGTACTGGCCGCACACCGTCTTCTTGTCGGAGCCACTGTTGGTGATCATCACCACCATGGCTTTGCGGCGGTTCTTCGTACCGGCGCGCATCATGTTCACGGTGGATGCGGTCTTGTGCTCGTGCAGCTCGTCGAGCAACCCAATGTGTGGCCGCGGGCCTGACTTCCCTTCGTCGGCGCTGATGGGCCGGAAAAAGGAATTGGTGTTCGGGTAGAACAGATTCCAGACCTTCTCATCACGACCCGACTGCACAAGTCGCGATCGAAGGTTCTTCGACATGTCGACCATCGACACGGCATCACGAAACAAGATCATTGCCTGGTCGCGCTTGGTTGCAGCAGCGTAGATTTCGGCGCGCTGCTCACCGTCGGCCACCAACCCATAAAGGCCGATGCCAGCAACCAACGGGCTCTTACCCGACCCTTTCCCGGTTTCGATGTAGCCGAGTCTGAAGCGGCGATAACCATCAATGGTCATCCAGCCGAACAAACTGCCGACCACAAACGCTTGCCAGGGCACGAGCATGAAGGGCATGCCCTCGTAGTCGCCACCGTTGAGGCAAAGGACATCTTCGAAAAAGCCGAGGGCGCGGTTGACGCGCTCAAGATCCCAGACCAAACCGCGAGACGGGCCGTGCTCAAGATCTCGAAGGTGGCGTTTGCAGGCGTTACGGACGTTGGGGCCAGCGACGACTTCGCCAGCCAGGACGGCGTGGGCGAAGCCGGTGACTCGGTCGTCAGCTGAAATACTTGTCTGCTGCGTCTCGTTGGGCATTTGGGAATAGATCACCTTGCGGGGCCGGGGCAGTTTTCAGGTTGCGCCGGGACATTGGCGACATGCCGAACTGGGCGCCGGCAGCATTGGCTCGCTTCTCCGCGTCGTTCGCGAGCTGCCGAAGGACGTGCATTTGTTGCGCGCCGGTTTTGAAGGTCTGGATATCGCCGCCCACTTCGTCAGCGGATTCAGCGTTGCGCTTGGTGATCAGGCGCTGGTAACGGCGCCAATCGGCCACGGCTTGGCAGTAGGTGGCCAGCGCCATTGCGTCGAGCTGTGAAACGATGCCCAGGGCAATCAGCGCGGGAACCAATTCGTCCCACTCGGCGATTGCTTCAGCAGACAAGACATCGGGTCTTGGCGGCGCGCCCACCGGTACGGCCGGTTGCGCTACTTGGGCGAGCAGGTCATCGATATTTTCCCGCCCCTTATTTCCCTGCAAAATTTTGAGCGCCACCGGCATGCCGGGGCGCCCCGAGTTTCCATTTCCGGCCATAAAACAACCCCTTACCTATTGATACCCCCCCTCCCTCATTTTTCCCGACTTTGCGAAGAGAGGGGGGCGAGCGGTCTAGAACGAAGTCCGAATGAAGTTTTTCACCCCCCCTACCCTCGGGGTGTGCCATTTTTTGGTGCGGCGGCGACAGATGGTCACCGGTTCCAGTGGTGACCAGGGTCGGTCGGTCGACCATCAGACCCGCAGCCAGGAAGCCGGCCGGTCTTCTCCATCCGCTGCTTCGTCGAGTCATGGCAGAACTTGCACAGGCTCGCCCAGTTCTTCGGGCTCCAGAACAACTTCCAGGCGGCCTTGATGCGAACCGGATCGCCACTGTCCTTGGCTTCCTTCAGTTTCGGCGCGATCTTGTGGTCGACAACGGTCGCCGCCACTGGTCGTTGATCAGTCGAGCACATGGTGCAATAGGGATGCTGACGCAGGTGACCATCACGGGACTTCTGCCACTTATACCCATAACCCCGCTCTGTGCTGCTGCCCCGCCGTTCATTGCTCATGCTGACTGCTCGGCGGTACCTCGCAGAGCCCGGCCCTCTTCGCCAGCCAACGCGCGTACAACCCGCTGGCTACATCGGCGCCGAGGCAAGCCACGACGCTGCCGATCGCTGCAGCCGTCATCAGGCTGCAACTCAGCGCCGTGGCGAGCATCACCGTCGCCAGACCAAAAACTGCCGAAGCACCGAAGCGCAGCCGCACCCGCTTAACCAACACCGGCACCGCCATCCCTGCCGCATCAGCGCGCCACATCTCCCCGGTTAAACCCGCGAGAGCTACCAGAATCAATAGCCAAGTAGGAAGATCGGCCAGCGACTGCTGCACCTCCTGTTCAGTCGACATGCGTTGCCTCCTCGGCAATGGAATGAAAAACCCCGCCGAAGCGGGGTTAGGTGACCGGCTCAGGGAGGGCCGGGTGAAGCTGCACAGCACGTGCGAGGTCAGCGCCAAGGCGCAAATTCCATATCGTGGTGACTTTTTACCCCCTGAGTACGGAACCGAAAAGAGGGCATTTTCGGTTATCCGACTCGACGCAACTTTGACGCAACTTTGAGGAGA